CCAGGGAACCGCGCAGGATGAAGAAGTGTTTGGCTATCAGGAAGCCTGGGCCGATTACCGCTATAAGCCCTCTCTTGTTACCGGTGCTTTTCGACATTCTACGGCGAACAATCTTGATTCTTGGCACTATGCTGATATTTATGATAGATTGCCTAAGCTTTCCGATTCTTGGATTCGTGAGTCCGACAAGAACATCAATCGGACGCTTGCCGTTCAGTCTTCGCTTGCTGATCAGTTCCTTGCCGATATCTACGTATCGCAGATTTGCACCCGCCCGCTTCCGCTTTTTTCTGTTCCTGGCTTGACCGGTCACTATTAAGGAGGTGCTTATATGCCGGATGTTATGAATACTCCCACGCCGGCACAGCTTGCCGCCGCTGGTGTGATTTCTGAGGATGCCGCCGCTGACATGGCGGCATCCGCTGGAGCTTCTGCCGCAGAATGGCGGCAGAATGCCCGCTTTCAGCCTTCGGCTGATAATTCTTTTCAACAGGCTATAAAGTCAGGTCTTGGTGCTTTGGGTATTGCTTCTATTCAAGACCAGCAGGACTATAACACGTGGTCCGCAGACCGTGCGAATCGTTTTAGCGCCGAGCAAGCGGCGCTTGCTAATGCTTTTTCTCGCTCTGAACGTGAAGCCGCGCAGGCGTTTAACGCCGAGCAAGCGCGGCTGCAGCGTGATTTTGAAGCGCAGAGCGCCGGACAGGCGCGCGCTTTCAATCAGAGTGAAGCCGCCGCCGCTCGTGCTTGGGCACGTGAGATGCGGCAGTCGGCTTATCAAGACACTGTTGCGGATTTGAAAGCCGCCGGCCTTAATCCTGCCCTTGCCTATTCGCAAGGCGCCACGGGTGTTTCTGGCGGCTCTGCGGCGTCTTCCGCTATTCCCTCCGGCTCTTCTGCCGCGTCTATTTCTTCATCGAGCCACGCGGCGCAAGGTCGTTCTGCTCCTGCCGCCGTCGCGCGGTCGCTGTCCTCTGCTCTCGGTTCTATGGTCTCATCAGCTGCCGCTATTGGTATGTTGTTCCGACGTTCTGGTGGAATTTCGATTGTTAATAAGTTTGATCCTTCCCGCGCTCTTATGAAATCAAATTGAATCTTCGCGCTTTCTTGTCAAACTGTCTAACCGTTTCTCCCTTGCTTTTCCACAGGAATTTTCCACAGCCTTGTGCTGTGGAAAAACCTGTGGGAAAGTCCGCGCCTTAGCGCGGAGGTCGTTCCCTCGTTCTTTGCCGTAAGCGGTCATAGCGGCCGCGCGGCGGCAGTGCGCACAGTTACCCTCCTTGATGGTAACTGTGCGGACTGACACAAAGGAGTTGTGTATTATGCCTTGTTATCATCCCTTGTCTGCACTTTATACCGAAGGTGAAAAGCCGCGTTTTTCCAAGTGTTCTTTTGAAGATCTGCAGCCCTGGACAGATGGTGCCGGGCGTGTGTGGCGACCTATTCAAATACCCTGTGGTCAATGTGTAGGTTGTCGAATAGCCTATTCTAAGACCTGGGCTAACCGATGTGTATGCGAATCGTTGAGTTATCCGGAGGAATTGAACTGGTTTGTTACGTTGACATACGATAATGATCATGTTCCGGTAGGCCCTAAAGGTGCGTTGACCTTGCGCTCGGCTGACTTGTCCGCCTGGATTAAGCGTCTTCGCCGTAAGTTGGAGTATCTCGGCATACAGTCCGATGGCGTTCGGTTCTTTGGATGCGGCGAGTACGGCGGGCAGACTCTCCGCCCGCATTTCCATGTTCTTCTGTTCAACGCTCCTTTGACCACTACCGGAATTGTGGCTCGGAATAATCGCGGCGATTGCTTCTATAATTGCCCTGAAATCAATGAGACATGGCATGATGGCTACGTAGCCGTTGGTCGGTTCAATTGGCTTACTGCGGCTTATACTGCCCGCTATGTTCTTAAAAAACAGAAGGGTATTGGTAAAGCCGTTTATGAAGAATTAGGTATTGAGCCGGAGTTTACCCGCATGAGCCGTCGCCCCGGTATCGGTCTTGATTGGTTTTTGAATCATTATGAAGATATATACGAGCATGACAATATTGTTTTGCCGTCCGTAGATGGTAAAAAGAAGGTCGTCAAACCGCCGCACTACTTCGATTCTAAGTACGAGCTTTTAGAACCGGAGCGTTTCCATGAGATTAAGGACAAGCGTGAAGAGCTTGCGAAGATTTCAAAGCAAGCGCGTCTTTCTCGCAACCATATGACCGAAGAAGAATATTTGACTTTCCAGGAAGAGAAAACCCAGGATTCTATTAAGAAATTGCCTCGGAATTTCGTATAATTTACAGATTTTTAACAAAAAAAGGGTTTTAAAATTCTCCCCTTTGTTGTATAATTTTTAATGAGCTTAAAGCTCAGAAAGTAGAGGTGTTTCATGTGAAACGTAGTAAAACAACCCGAAGGATTGACCGTCGTGTGTTCCGGCTTACGGCTGACCGGACGCGAGCTATTAATGTCAAGCCGCCTGTTGTTAGAGGAGGTTTCCGGTTTTGAAGATCTATTGTGTTTTTGATACTCAGTTTAAGAGTTTTTCTGATCCGTTTCTTAGTGCTGATGATTCAGCGGCTGAAAAGTTGATGGTTCAGACTGCTCTGCTTACCGAAGGATTCCGTAAGCGCGTTTTTTTCCATGACCTTTATTCAATCGGTTCTTTTGATCCTGCGACATCTTCGGAGAAAATGCCTATGCATGCTTTCAAGCGTCCCGAGCTTGTTCTTGGTGGTGATCGTCTAGCTCATCTCGTTGAACAGTGTGAGAATGCGCAGAAAGCATATCGGTCTAATGTTTGTTCTTCTGCTTCTGTTGTAAAGGAGGTTTCTGACAATGAGTAAATTTTACAGCTTCTCCGAACCTCGCCCGGTTGAGGTTAACCCTTCCGGCGATTCGGTTGTTCAGGAGTTTGAGTTGGAGTACAGCCCGCAGGGCGTTCCTCATCTTGTGCCTACTGGCTCATATGATCTCTATGATGTTATCCAATCTTTCCGGGACGAATGCGATCTCGGGAAGATATTCCAGCGCTACGCAAACGGTGATGTGTTGGCTTTGAATAAGCGTCAAGGCGTTTACGCTGATATTTCTGATATGCCGCAAGATGTTTTTGCGGCGGAAAAGCTTCTTGACCGAGTGGAGGCGATATATGATGGACTTTCTGAAGATCTTCGATCGCGTGTGGGTTCTTTTGAGGATTTCCTTAAAAATCCTCTCGCTGTTCTCTCTGATCATCCCGCATCTGGTGCGGGATCTGCGGAAACTGTGCCGGCTGATTCGGCAGGTAGTAAAGGAGGTGACAAGTGATGAAACTGTCAACCTTTAAGCCTGATGTGCGGATTTCCCGGTCAAAGTTTGATCGTTCGTGTGATGTAAAGACTACATTTAACTCCGGGAAGTTGATTCCTTTCTTTGTCGATGAGGTGCTTCCCGGCGATACTTTCACCGATAAGACGGCTATGGTTGTTCGCATGACAACACCGATTTTTCCGGTCATGGATGATTGTTTCCTTGACTACTTTTACTTCTTTGTACCTAACCGCCTGGTTTGGGATAACTGGGAAAAATTCATGGGCGAGAATGATTCTACACAGTGGACTTCTCCGTTTGATAAGCCGCTTCCGACTGTTGAGGTCCCGGCCGAGCTTCCTATAAAGGGCACTGCTTTTGACTATTTTGGTCTTCCGACCGCTGAAGGTTTAGGTGGTAATTCTTTCCGCGTCAACGCTCTGCCTTTTCGTGCCTACCAGCTTATCTGGAACAAATTTTTTCGAGACGAGAACCTACAGAATCCTATTTTAGTCAATCATGCTGATACTGGTGATTCTTTTGCTGTGCTGTCTCAGCTTCTTCCGGTCTGCAAGGTTCCTGACTATTTCACTACGGCACTTCCTGCTCCTCAGAAGGGTCCTTCTACTCTGATTCCTGGTGTGCTTTTCAGGTCAAGCGCTCCGATTACTTTTTCTACAGATGCTACTCATGACGGCGGTGGTGCCGTTCATTTCGCTGATGTTTCCGGTACTGGTTCCGATCCGTCGAACACCGGCTATTATATCGGTGCTACAGCTTCTGAGAATTTAGCCAGAAAGATTGGCACAAGTGCCGGCTTGAATACGTCTCAGGTGACTATTGACAACGCATATGCTTATCTCGGCGAGGCTAAAGCGTCCGGTTCTACTATCAACGACTTGCGTCAGGCTTTTGCAGTTCAGCGATTGCTGGAACGGGATGCCCGCGGTGGTACTCGTTATCAGGAATTGACCGCTTCGCATTTTGGCGTTATCTCGCCGGATTCTCGCGTTCAGGTTCCCGAATGTATCGGACGTGATCGCGTCTATATCAACATGCAGCAGGTCGTGCAGCAGTCTTCCACTGATTCGACCAGTCCGCAAGGCAACGTTTCCGGTCTTTCAAAGACCGTCCACACTGGCGGCGGATTTTCCAAGTCGTTTACTGAACACGGCTATATTATCGGTGTTCTTTGCGTTCGTACAAAGCATACATATCAGTATGGCATTAATCGGCTGTGGTCTCGTCGGAATCGTCTTGATTTCTATTTCCCTGAGCTTGCTAACATCGGCGAACAGGCTATTCTGAATAAAGAGATTTACGTCCAGGGAACCGCGCAGGATGAAGAAGTGTTTGGCTATCAGGAAGCCTGGGCCGAT